TCTGCTCCCGAAAACTGAAAATCGGCGTAAAACTGGGACTATCCGGATTTATCAAAGCATGTGTGGATTTTGTACTGGAAAAGACTATTGCTGAGATGCCGAGTGAAAACGTTGATTCCGGGTACTCCGCCCAGATTGGCAGCTCCGGGTACTCCGCCCAGATTGGCAGCTCCGGGGACTGCGCCCGGATTGGCAGCTCCGGGGACTGCGCCCAGATTGGCAGCTCCGGGGACTGCGCCCGGATTGGCAGCTCCGGGGACTGCGCCCAGATTGGCAGCTCCGGGGACTGCGCCCGGATTGGCAGCTCCGGGTACTCCGCCCAGATTGGCAGCTCCGGGTACTCCGCCCAGATTGGCAGCTCCGGGGACTGCGCCCAGATTGGCAGCTCCGGGGACGGCGCCCAGATTGGCAGCTCCGGGGACTCCGCCCGGATTAACTGCACTGGAAGCGATTCCGTGATTTGCTGCGCCGGAAATGGCTCTGTGGTAAAAGCGCCAATTGGCTGCTGGATTACACTTGCGGAGTGGAAATACGATGGAGCAAAGCGACGATACGTTCCGGCATGTGTGAAAACGGAGTTTGTCGATGGTGAAAAAATCAAAGCGGATACACCGTACATGCTGGAAAGCGGAGAGTTTGTGGAGGTAAAGCCATGAAAGTTCTGATAGCCTGCGAGGAATCGCAAACCGTTTGCAAAGCGTTCCGGGTAAAGGCCAGAAGCAAAATTTCCCCCGGTATCGCCGCCGCAATGGCCGACCAGTTGGGATGACCATTTTCGTGACCTCACGGAAATGCTATAAGCCCGGGGCAACCCGGGCGGGAAGGAGATAACAATGGACGAAGTCAAATTGAAGCCCTGCCCCTTTTGTGGGTTCATCAACCCTGAACTGCATGGAGTGATCATCAAAGAATACAACTTTCGGGATTATGCTGTGATCTGTAGTGCAAACATTGGTGGATGTGGTGCTTCTACTGGTCATTACGCGAAAGAACTAGAAGCAATTGAAGCGTGGAACCGGAGGGCTGACAATGGCTAAAGCGGTACTTATCAGTATCCGCCCGGAGTGGGTGGAGAAGATCGCCAACGGCGAAAAGACACTGGAATTGAGAAAAACAGAGCCGAAGCTGGAAACACCGTTTAAGGTTTACATTTATTGCACTGCCGGAAACTTGAGTTATGAAGTTAGTAACGGAATTTTTTGCAACATTAGCGGCGGGAGATTGGTTGTCGGAGAGTTTGTGTGTGACAAAATCGGAGTCATTTGGGGTGGTGGGTATCTGAAAATGCCGGAAAGTGCTTTTGCCGGAAGCTGCTTAAATATGTACCAGATAGACACATATCTGGACGGCAAAGACGGGCATTTCTGGCACATTTCAAACTTGAAAATCTATGATGCCCCGAAACCGCTGAGCGAATTTATGGGGCTACGGAAAACGAAATTTGGATATGCGCCTGTTGAGATCAAACGCCCGCCCCAGAGTTGGTGCTATGTGGAGGAATTAAAATGAGTGATTACATAAGCCGGGAGGCGGCGATTGCGGATGAGCGCAAACATAAGATAAAAACACCATTCGCCAGAATCGTCGTGGGAGGAACACTTGGAAAGCCGTGCTACAACATCTGGTACTTTGACCCAACGGACGGAGAATGTCACATTGGATTTGGTTCGTACTGCCTTGATAATGTGTTTAATTGGCTTGCAGAGGAATTCGAGATCACAGAACCCTGCGCCGATGTGGAGCCTGTTCGGCGTGGGAAATGGAATATCCGGCTTGCAGATGAAATGACCCTATGCCTGGAATGCTCCGTGTGTGGGCGCAAGGTAGACAATATCGACTTGCACCACCTGCTGGAAGCCGGAGAATACGGTGAGGCCTGCCGGAGATATCCGTATTGCCATTGCGGCAGCAAAATGGATTTGGAGGACGAAAACAATGACGATTGACCGAGCAATTGAAATTCTGAACCCGGAACACCGGGAGCATTACGAAAGTATAGACCCCGTGAATGAGGCTTGCCGGATGGGCATGGAGGCGTTGGAGCGGACAAGGTGGATTCCGTGCAGCGAGAGGTTGCCGGATACGGAAACGGAAGTCCTGGCCTTATGCAGACGGGGAGGCGTTAGCTTTGTTTGCCCCGCAATGCACGAGGATGGGACAATAATCACGAGCGAAAGCATCTGGAACTGGAACGAAATCGAAGGTTACGGTTTATACAGCGAGGAAGCCGATGACTGGTACATTCCAGAAGGCTGGTGGGAGTACAGGCAGTTTAACGATGACGATGTATACAACAACCTGATCGATTGCGCTGTTACCCACTGGATGCCGCTGCCCGAACCGCCGAAGGAAGGAGGCGCAGAGAATGGCTGAAGTTATCAAGGCTGTGCTCTTTGTGATTTTGTTCTCGCTTTTCTGCGTGCTCGCTGCCACGGTGCTGGTATGGGTGATTCTTATAATTGCCAAGGACGTCATCGAGCTGTGGCGGGAAATAAAGGAGTGAGAGCCATGAGCGAGAAACCGGACTATCTCACCCTGTGCTCCATAGCTGCCCAGAAGGCCGGGACGAGCTACGGGAAGTACATGGCAATGCACGGATACCACCCGCCAATTCAGGCCGATGTGGAGGACGTTGAAGCCCCGCAGGGCATTTCTAAAATCTGCCCACAGTGCGGGAAGGAATTCACGCAGGGGAAAATCAAGCAGAAAATCTATTGCAGTTTGGAGTGCCAGAAAGCCCACGCTCAGAGAGCCGCTAAAAGGAGATACCGTGACAGGAAAAATAAGGAATTGGAGGTACATGAATAATGGCAGAACAGGATTTCAAATTTGATGATGCGTTGCTCATGAAGACTGCACGCGAGATGCTTGCAAAAAAATTGACCGAAACAGTGAAAGAGGTCGCCAAGTCCGGGGAATGGGAGATCCCCACAGTAGAGCAGGAGGAATCTGAACCGGAAAAGGTTGTCCGGAGGATGTTCGCAAAATACGCCTACGGCAACGTTCCGGAGTGGTTCGCTTCTGCGGTATCTGCGACGTCCTATGTGCTGTCTGTGGACAAGGGAAAGGGGATTGAGTGTATTTCCGTCTTGCACACGGCAGCGGAACGGGCGCCGGCTGAAATTCGGATGACGGCGCAGACAAAACTGCTTATGATATGCCAAGAAACCGGGATGCTCGGCGGGATTGGGAGCCTGCCTGTTCTCTAGGGGCAACATGGAGTACAAGGATAGCAGGAAGTACTGCGTCGGGTGCTGGTATTTCTTCGGGTACCACGATGGCGGAAAGTGCTGCAATTACATATTCGTCCGTGGGGAAAAGCGGCCTTGCCCGCCTGGGAAGGATTGCACCGTAAAGAAGAAGGAGCGGAGAAAACCCCGGAAATGGTGCTAGATTTTTGCGGGAATCTTTGCTATTATTACGGTATAAGAAAACTTTTCAGAGCCTTGAGCCGAAGCACCGTTATGGTTGCTTCGGCTCATTTGCTTAAAGGGGGTGACAAGACTGAAGCTTTTGGCAAGCTATGTGATTCCGCTCGACCCGAGGACGAAGAAAAATTCCCAGATGATCGCGGGAACCGGGGCGAGGTGCCCGGTATGCGGGAAGCGGGCGAAGCAGTACATCCGGCAGGGGCACGCCAACACGGAGTATTCCGCCATGGCTGGGCGGTATCTTCGGGGAAAGCCCAAAATTCCCATATCCGGAGAGGTGCATATTGTCTACCGGCTGTATATGCAGACCCGAAGGCGGGTGGACGACCTGAACCTGTATGCTTCCCTGGACGATATCCTCACCCGGGAGGGGATATTGAAGGACGACAATATTTCCATTATCCGGAACCGGGACGGCAGCCGGGTGTTTTACGACAAGGAGCACCCACGGGCGGAAATCTACATTTACGAATACAGAAAGGAGGAAGACAATGCAGCGGGGAACGAAAATTTACACCGTTGACAAATTTTTGGGCATCAACGAGGCGGCGGACGGGGACACGGAGCTGAAAATGGGGGAAGCCTCCAGAATGGAGAACTTTCTAATTTCTGATGCCTACAACCTGACCCTTCGCCCGGGAATCCAGCGGGCGGACTTCGCCGCCGAGCGAACCCCCGCCCCCATTCTGGGAAGCTGGGCAGGGCGGGTCGGAGAGGACGACCTTCTGGTGATCTGCGATTTTTACCAGAACGCGGACAGGCTTTTTGTGTACCGGAGAGGGGCGGACGGAAACCGGCATATCCTTCACCAGCAGACCGGGGCGCTGGGGCTGACCTCCGGGGAGAACGCCATGGTGAAGATTTTCCCCTTCGGGGGGAAGCTGTACGTCATGAGCAAGGGGAACACGGTGGTATACAAAGACGGCACGTTTACGGCAGAAGCCCCCTATGTGCCCCTGGTGGTCACCGGGGCGGCGCCTGCCGGAGGGGGCACCACGCTGGAAAACCTGAATCTTCTTACGGCGCTGCGGCGGATTGAATACAGCGCCGACGGGGAGGCCGCGGCCTATGTATTGCCGGAGGAGGCCATCGGGGTGACGGCCATCACCGTGGACAATGTGCCGAAGGACGTGGCGGCCAGCGGCAGCTTTGATTTATCGAAGCACACCTATACCTTTACCACCGCTCCCATCAAGGGAGTTGCCAATGTGGAATTTACCTACACCACGGATGCAGCTAAGGCGGCGGAGAACCGGCTGAAGATTCTGGGGTGCCCTCTGGCGGAGGCATACAACGGTGCCACGGACACAAGGCTGTTCGTCGCCGGGGACGGGACGAATCTGTGTTACTACACCGGGGTTCCCCAGTCGGGAGAGGTGACGGCGCTGTATTTCCCCGCCATGAACGAGGTGGCGGTGGACATGTCCGGCTCCCCGGTGACGGGGCTTGTGCGGCACTACTCAAAGCTTCTGGTATTCAAGCCCGACGGCGCATTCACCATCAGCTATGAGCCGGTGACCCTGACGGACGGCAGCACCATTGCGGGCTTCTACCTCCGGGCGGCAAACCGGGAGTTCGGAAACGACGTGCTGGGGCAGATTCAGACCGTGGAGAATTTCCCCCGGACATTCAGCAAGAACGGAATCTACGAATGGCGCATCACCTCCAGCTACTACAAGGACGAGCGGTACGCCAAGCGGGTCTCCGACAGGGTGATGAACTCCCTGAACCGGGCGGGCAGCGCGGGAATCGTGACCTGCGACGATAACTACAGCAAGACCTACTATGTGTTCCTGAACGACGACGACGGCACGGTGCTGGTGAACCGGTACGCCCTGGCGGGGGACGGGGGTCTATGGTGCATTTACAAGTCCGGCCTCTGCAAGAGCGTGAAAAACGCCATGGTGCATGACGGGGAAATGGTCTTCTTCACGGACACGGACATGTTCTTCTTCTCCCAGGAGGGGCTTTCCCGGGACGCGCCGGGGACGGCCTCCGGGGATGCCACGGCCATCGAGGCGGTATGGGAATCCGGCTTTCAGGCCTTCGGGGCGGACTTCCAGCGGAAGTATTCCAGCGAGATTTACGTCTCCATGCTGCCCCAGAACAAGTCCCGGATGACCATCACGGCGGCGACGGACAGGCGCAGCGAGTACATGGAGAAGGAAGTGAGAAACGAGCTGTTTTCCTGGAGCAACTGGGACTTCGCGGACTTTACCTTCGACCTGAACGACACCCCGCAGATCAACCGTATCCGGCTGAAGGTGAAGAAATTCGTCTACTACAAGCTGATTTTCAAGGTGAACACGGACGGGGCGCTGGCCACGGTACTGGGCTATGACCAGAAGGTGCGCTTTGCGTCCATGGCAAAGTAAGGAGGAACACATGGTAACGGTACAACAGGTTTTTGACACGGCCATCCATCTGATGGACGAGCAGAATGAATCCAACGGCGGAACCCAGACCGTGGACACGGATGAATACCGGTTCCGCACGATATCCATTCTGAACACCGCCATTCCGGCGCTGTATCCATACTCCGGGACGTATTCCACGGAAGGGGCGGGGCGGCCGTTTCCCGGGATTCTGGCGGCGGAGGATTACAAGAATCCGGATTTTACCCAGGTCATCCCTCTGGACGACACGCTGTGCCTTGCGCTGCTGCCCTATTTTCTGGCGGCGCAGCTGCTCAGCGGGGAAAATGAAGATCTGGCGGCGTGGTTCTTACAGCGGTACCGGGAGGCGCTGCAAGACCTGAAAGGGAAGCTCCCGGGGGAATTTGAGCCGATTTCCACGCCCTACGGGCTGTTTTGAGAAAGGAGAAATCACATGGAGGAAAAGAAAATCGAGAACGTGACCCAGGGCGCGGGAACTACCGGCGGGTCGTGGTACGACAGCCTGGGAAACAAGCCCAAGGACGCGGCGTATATCAACAAGATGTACGACGGCAGCCTGGAAAGCCAGAAGCAGACCCTGACCCAGAATTACGACACCGGGGTGTCGGACATTGCGGCCAGCGCGGAGAAGCAGCGCAAGGCCACGGACGCGAACCTGAACAGAACCTACGTGGAAGCCGCCAAGGCGGCGAAGAACTACGGGGAGGTACAGAACGCCTACGGTCTGTCCAGCGGCGCCATGGCACAGGCAAGGCTTGCCCAGGACAATCAGCTGCAAGCCGACCTGACTGCCCTGAGAGCGGCGCAGACGGATTCCGACGCCCAGTTCGAGCGGCAGCGGAATCTGCTTGCCAAGGAGTATTCCGCCGCCATTGCCAAAGCCCAGGCGGACAACGACTACCAGCGGGCGCAGGCGCTGTACAACGCCGCCAAGGCGGACGAAGACCAGCTGATGCAGATGCAGAAGGAGGCCGGAAATCTGATGGCGGGAGTGGGAGACTACTCAATCCTGGCAAAGCTATACGGCCTGACGGACGAGCAGATGGCGCTGCTGACGGGGCAGAACGGCGGCGGTGCTGGCGGCGGTGGCGGCGGTGGATACTACCGCAGGCGCAGCGGAGGCGGTGGCGGCGGGACGGATTCAAAACTTACTGCGGAGGAACTGCTGGCACAGCTGCATGGTGATGGCGGCGCGGCCACAGGGGGAATCACTTTTGCTGACGTGGACAGGAGCGCAACAAAGCTTGCCAAGAACGGCGGAGATGTGGCTGGGTACATCGCAAAGGCCAAATCGGCCGGGTACATCACCGCGAACCAGTACAGACAGCTGAAAGCAAGGAACGGCCTTTAAGGAGGAGCTATGGCAGGAAAGCGGGAAAAGATTCAGGACGAGTTCCTGAAAATGCACGAAGATGCCGGAGGCACTTATTCCGGCGCCGACGCAGAAGTCTACCAGCAGGCTGTAAATACGCTGCGGGATACTGCCCAGAAAAGATACCAGTCGGAGCTTTCGTCCAGGATTGCCCAGAAGCAGCAGAAAGCCCGGGAACAGGGCGCGTCCACCGGGCGCACGTTTGCCCGGTTCAATTCCATCACCGGCGGGCAGGGAATCGATCTTGCCAAACAGGCGGCGGACAATGTTGCGCCGTATCTGAGGGAGGTGACCCTTGCCCAGAAGGCATACGACGATTATGTGAAGTCGCCGGAATACCGGAAGAAGCAGGAAAATATAATCGCGGAAAACTTCTCCGCCTCGGAATCCCCCACAAGTTTGCCCCAGCTGGAGGATGACAGGGCGAAGGAGCTGAAAGCCAAGCGGGACTATTACAAGAATCTTTCCGTGAAGGAGGACGACCGCAGGACGCTGGAACGGAATCTGGCGCAGATCGACCCGAAGGATGAGGAAGCCTTTATTCTGTACACGAAACTCCAGGACGGAGACGCGGCGGTGAGCGCGGACAGGGATGTTGCCACGTTCTATGACTTCGGGCAGATGAAGGAAGTGGCGGCGCCGCTGGAGGCCAAGTACGGAAAGGACAACTTCAAGAAGCTGGCCGAAGCCTACGGGCGGTATTACCGCAGCAAAAAGGCGGAGGAACTGACCGCTCAGGCGCAGAAGGACGTGGAGACGGTTCCCGGGGCGATTCTGGGAAGCGCAACCTCTGTGGCGACAAACGCCTTCGGCGGGTTGGGGGCGACGGCAAGCAGAATCCGGGAGCTGCTCACCAGAACCGGGCAGTTCCACACCCTCGACCCGTACACTGCCGGGGATATGGCGCAGGTGTACGGCGGGGGGCTGCGCGGGGCAGTGGCGGAGAACATTGCCGGAGACAAAAACAACAAGGTAAGAGCCGGTCTGTCCAAGGTCTACGAGGCGGGAATGTCCGCTGCGGATTCGGTGGCAAGGGCGGCGGCGTTCGGGTCGGGGTCGCTGGCACTGGTGGCGGCGAGTTCCTTCTCAAGCACCCTGAGCGAGGCGTCCCAGAAGGGCGCCACACCGGAACAGGCGTATCTCATGGCCACGGCCAACGCCGGTCTGGAAGTGCTGACGGAAAAGGTATCGCTGGATTCTCTGCTGGGTGTGGCGAAGGCAAAGGGCGGCAGCAATCTGAGGAAGGTTCTGCTGAACACCTTCGGTCAGGCCGGGGTGGAGATCAGCGAGGAAGAGGCCAGCTACATCGGCGGCCTTATCGCGGAGGCGGCGATCCTGCAAGGGAAAAGCGAATACAACCAGACCATCGGCGAGCTGGTGGCAAACGGCATGAGCTACGAGGAAGCCAAGGCACAGGCGAACAAGGACGTCTGGAACGAGGCAGTGAACACGGCGGTCGTTTCCGGCCTGTCCGGCGGCATTTCCGGCGGCGTGGCTACCGGCTACAACGCGGTTATGAACCGGCTGAGCAATCCCGGGGGAGCGGCTACGGATGCGCAGGAAGCCACAGGAAGCCAACAGGCGGGGATTTTGTCGGGAACGCCCATGGACACCACAAAAGCACAAAACCCCGCCATGCAGTCACCAGCGACCCCACAGGTGGACACAGCGCCCACAAATGCCCTGAGTGACGCAATCGACACTCTTAAGCAGACCGGCAACGTCAGCAATAAAACCGTGGAAAAGGTGCTTGCCGACCCGGCGGCGGTGCAGCAGCTGAAAGAGGCCGGAACCGACCTTTCCCAGCTGGCAACAGCTTCCGAAAAGCGGAGCGCGGTGAAGGCAGCCGTCCGGCAGCTGGCCGGGGACACCGCCCCTACCACCCTGACCCGGGAGGGGGCGCAGAGCCTGATTGAGGACATGGGGCAGGAGCTGGCGGAAAGAGCTCCTGCAAGGCAGGAAACGCCGGAGGTTTCGCCGAAGCGGCAGGCGGTGCAAAATGCCATTGACCAGGTTCTGGGCGTTGACACCGGCACTGGCGAGAATTATAATGCTATTAACGGGAATCCGACACAGGGAGGTATTGAGAATGCAGGAACAGCAGAGCAAGGAACAGCCCAAGGGGCAGGAAATCAACTATACGGAGCTCCTGGAGAAGGAGTACAGCAAGTTCAAGGTGGCACAGAGCATTATTCGCAATCTCAGGAATCTGGGGCACTCGGACAAGGACATTTACGAGGATCTGGAGAGTTTCTATTAAGCGAAACAGCCCAAAAGGCGCTGTCGGAAAAGGGAAGCCCGGACGTCCGGATGTATCAGGATTCGGATGCTCAGACCTTTGTGGACGCGCTGAACGAGGGGCGGAACTCCGACGTGAAAAACGGCTGGTGTGTATCCCCGAAGGAGGTTTCCGACCTGACCCAGCCCGGCGTAAAATCCTACCTAGCGGAGAACGGGCAGGCCGGATTTGTCATCAATAACGGGGACATCGAGGCAGTTTTCACCAACAAAGCCAAGGGCGCGCCGAAAGGTCTTGCGGACAGTCTGATGCTTCGGGCGTTAAGTGCCGGCGGCAATAAGCTGGATTGCTACGGGGAGACCCTTGCGACCATATATTCAAGATATGGCTTTGAGCCGGTGGCAAGGGTGGAGTTCAACAAGACCTATGCCAACGAGGGATGGACACCGGACAAGGGCGAGCCGTATATCTACGTGATGAAGCACAACGGGGACAGCGCGGACACCGTCGCTCAGAAGATGGGCACTTATCCGGAATACACGAAAGACCAGCTGGAAGCACTGCCCACCTACGGCAAGAACGACTATGACGCCGCCTTGGCCTACCGGGATTCCCTGATGGGAAAGGGCAGTCCACAGGTGGCGGACAGTTCCGGACAGTCCACGGAGGGCGGACAGGGCAGCACACTGGGGGCGCAGAACGCGCCGTCGGGGGATATCAACCAGTCCAAGACCTTCACCAACTCCGGACTGAACAGTGCAGACCCGGATATCCGCGCCGCATATGAGCAGACCATGAGGGATACCCCGAAAGCCGCCGATTATGAGGTTAAGCATAATGCGGATACCAGAGCAACGGCGCAGGAGCGCACCTCCACCCCGGAAAGGGTTCAGGCTGAGTACAGCTATCTGCTCGGAAAGACCGACTGGACAGCGGAGGATAACACCACCGCACACCGGATTATCAGCGAACTGCAAAAGAACGGCGGCGACGGTGCACAGAGCCAGATCACAGATATGCAGATGAAAATCCGGGAAATCAATGCCAATGCTGGTCAGCTCATTCAGTCCAATAGAATCGGGATGACAATGGAGGATGCAAGCACCCCGGCAGCAGCCGCTCAGCGGGCTGTCAACGCCATTATGGATATGGACGAGAAGGACTCCACCTTCCGTCAGAAAAAGGGCGGGCAGACATACAAGCAGTGGCAGAAGGCCACTGCGGACAATCTGAACCGCATTGGTATGGAAATTGAGCGGGTAAAGGATGGGGACAGCGCCGGAATGCGGGACATTATCCGTCAGATCGCCCGTTCCAGGAAGACCACGGCGTGGTTCGGTACCTCCCAGAACCTGACAAAGGCCGCAGAGACCGTTCTCGGAACGCTGGACTTTGACGACCTGAAAGTGGTAGCCTCCACCCAGCTCGCCGCAATGCCGGACGATTTCCGGGCGCGGACAAAGACGGAAGTTGCCATGGCTGTCCGCAAATCCCATATGCTTGCCAGTCTGAAAACGACTATCCGAAACCTTTCCGGAAACGCTTCCGCCGGATTCCTGGACGCTATGAGCGACAGCGGCGCGGGGCAGCTGATGGATTCTATGCTTTCCAAGATCACCGGGAAGCGGACAGTTGGAAACGACCTAACAAAGGTTGGCGCTTATGCAAAGGGCGCGACGAATGCGGCGAAGTTTGCGGCGCTGTGCGTGGAACTGGATATCCCGGTGGAAACGGATTCCCTCAGCTCCTTCAGTTCGGCCGTGGGCGGTAAGAGCGGCGGAAAGTATATGGGCAAGACCTTCCGCCCTGACGGAAACGTCGCTATGCGTGCCATGTATGCGTTCCAGAAGTATATGGGCTATGACCTCGACGTATCCGATAAGATTTTTGAGGGCGGCACAAACAAAGCGGTATCGGAAAGCCTGACCAATATCAAGAATTCCAACCTTACCGACGAGGAAGTGCAGCAGCTGAGCGAGTACACCGCAAACCGCAGGACGTTCAAGGACGCGACATGGATAGACGATAATGGAAAGCGGCACGGCTCCACACTGTCCCGGGGAGCAGTTGGCATAAAAAACGCGGTAAGCAGCATCGGCGCACCGGCTGAGATTGCAGCAGATGTAGTTCTCCCATTCGCCAGCGTTCCCGCAAACGTCGCCCAGACCGGCATTGACTACACCGTGGGCATTGCCAAGGGAACAGGTGAGATCATCTCCATTATCAAGGACGCGAAAGCGGGTAAAAATATCGATGTCGTCCGTCAGCGTCAGGCGGTTTCGGACTTTGGTCGTGGCGTAACCGGAACTGTCATGATCGCCGCCTTCGCGGCCGCTGCTGCCCGGGGCATCATCAAGGTCAATTCTCCCAAAGACAAGGACGAAAAAGCCCTTATCCAGGCAGAGGGGCGAAACGGCGCACAATTCAACTGGAGTGCATTCCAGCGAAGCCTTTCCGGGGAAAGCGACGGATGGCAGGACGGGGATATCATCACCAGCTTCGACTTCCTAGAGCCGTTCAACACCCAGCTGTATCTGGGCTATGAACTGGCGCAGGGGGACAGTGTTCTGGAAGCATTGGCAAAATACCCGGATGCATCCGTGCAGTCGGTTCTCAACTCCTTCATGGATACCCCCATGATGTCCGGCCTGGTGGATATCACTGAGCTTGTGGATAACCTTACAAGCGCAGAAACCGCCGGGGAGCGTGCGGACGCTTTCGCAGGGTATGCAGGGGACACCGCTTCCAGTTTCATCCCTCAGTACCTCAGGCAGGCGGCGCAGGTGGCGGACGGATATTACCGGGACACCCGGGGCGACACCTCCGCAGAATATGCCATGAATAATATCCTTGCGGCGATTCCCGGCCTTTCCCAGACCCTGCCAAAGAAGATAAGCGGGCTTGGTGAAGAGCAGCAGCGGGGCGGATTCCTGGAAACCTTTGCTGACCCAACCTACACGAAGCAGTACCGGAAAAACGAGGTCACCGGTTATCTGGAAGACCTGAAAGATAAGACCGGGGACAGCAGCTTCTTCCCCGACCGTCAGGCACCTATGGATATCAGGGTGGACGGAGAAACCATTTCTTTGGACGGTGGCGCCCGGGAGACTTACCAGAAGACCTACGGCAATCTGGTGAACGACTACTACCGCTCTTTGATCGACAGCAACGTGTTTGAAAGATTTGCTCCGGAGCAGAAGGCGGCGGCGCTGAACAAGGCCAAGTCCTACGCCGTGGAACACGCAAAATCGGAGGTGTCCGGCTACACCACGGACAAACCGAAAATCGCGGCAGAGGTTCGGGACGAGATTCTGAACGGTGTTGTAAAAACGGAATTCTCCAATGCGTTTACGTCCATGGAGGAGGAGAAGCTGGATAAGGCCTATGGGCTGTATCAGTCCCTGCCATTCTCCCAGCGGGAGAACTTCAAGCGGGACAACAGCGGCAGGGTCGGATACTACATCACGGCCAAGGAGAAGGGCGTAAGCGACAAGATGTTTACAAGCCTGTACGGCACCTACAAGAAGCTGGACGGCGACAAAAGCATGACCGACCAGCAGAAGGCGCAGGAATGGTCACGAACCCTTGCAAAGGCCTATGAAGACGGGGAAATTACCAAGGCCGCCCACGATGCCATGAAGGAGGAAATGGCCATCTGGCAGCACTTCCCCGTCGACACGGTGAAGTTCGACGCCATGACGGAATCCGGGCTTTCTTCGGACGTGGCAGACCGGATCATAAAGGGGCTTGCGGACTTACAGGGCACCGGAAGCGTCAATAAGGACACGGGGGAGGCCACCGTTACCAACCGGGACAAATGGGGCTATATCGCGGCGCTGGACGGCCTGAGCGACAAGGAAAAGGACAGGGTCATGCTGCTGTATATGCCGGACTATAACCCCGAGGCGGAGAAGCCCAACAAGACGGAACTAAAGTATGCCTATCTCCGCAGCAAGGGATATTCGGCGGAGCAGTTTACACAGACCTACAGCGTAACCCAGGAGTTCACCAAGAAGGCGGACATGATCGCCGCATGGGTGGCGCTGGGGTACTCCAGCGAGGAAGCGCAGATGTTCTATAGGCTGTACAAAGCCGGAAAAATCGTGTGAGAAATTGGAAAGCCGCCCCGGGTTTGGGGCGGCTGTTTCTTATGCTGTCAGGCCGGTTTCAATTGCCCGGAGGGCTTGCAGGTGCTGTTCCGTGTTCCGGGCGTACCAGCATTTTTTCTTGCTGTGCCAGCGGTAACCGGCGGCTTTCAGGGCGGTACGGGTCTCGTCGCTGGGCTTATCGGGGAAATAAACCTCCACGCCGTCAAACTCGGGGTTGATCTCCACCCGGAGGAATCCGGCTTTCTTTTCTTCCTGCTTCGGTTCCTTCGGCGCGGCGACCCGGGCAGTCTTAGGAACGAACCTTACATCCCGGGCGTTGTTTTGCAGGCAGCCGAAGTAATAGAAATTCACATCGAAATAATCCTGCATGCCGTCGCAATCGCTATAATTGAAGGACTTCACGTAGCCGTCCACGGCTTCGGCGGCGGCTTTCAGCTGGTCAGAGGGGCACTTGTAATAATCACCGCGCTCTGCCCAGATGCGCTCGAACTCGGCCTTTAATTCGGCGCTGTTCCAGCTGCTCAGGGTGAAAGCGCTGTTGCGGGTCATGCGGCGGATAAGGTCGTTCTTGTCTTCCTCGGTCAGCTCCTCAAAGTCCTTGTAGATCTTACAGGGGGCTTCCTTCATGTCCACGTGGAGCTCCTGACACATGGAAGCGTAGGAGGTGCGGACGCTGAACTTGTAGGTTGGGAATTGCTCCTTGATGAACTGGCGGACGAGCTGGGCGATCTCCTTCAGGCTGCGGCCGGATTCGTAGTTGCTGCCCTTCCAGCCGTTGGCGGTGTAGAACTCGCTGCGGGTGCTCTGGGCTGTTTCGGCGGTGGGGGTCTTGGCGGTGCGGTTATAGGCCAGCTTGAAGACGGGAAACACCGCGTCATACTCGGCATTGATGGCTTTCATGGTCTCGGTGTCGCCGCCGTGGTCGGGGTGGTGCAGCATGGCGAGACGGCGAAATTCCTTTTTCAGTTCGTCCAGGGTGGTGCAGGTGGTGAAGTATTTCATGATGTGTTCCTCCTTGTGTTTGTGTACATACTTAATTGAGTATGTATATTTTTAAGGGAATCAATCTTCCCTTAAAAAATGTTCGATTCCTTCTAGTATTACGCTTGCCTGGGATACGTTTTTTTCTGCGCACTTTGCACGGAATGCAGATACAATTTCCTTTGGCAGTTCGGCCTGGACTTTGCTATATACTTTTTCGTTGTACCGCCGTTTGACTTCCGTGCTGGTCGTGGTCTTCCGCTTTTTTTCTATTGACATCGCCCCCCATTCATGATATTATGATGGGCAAGGACGGCTTCCCCGGGGCTAGACGGGAAGGTTGGCCAACAAGTGAATGTGAAATGGCCGCTTCTCGCTAGGACTGGGGGGCGGTTATTTCTTTATCTGGATTCCCAGAGAGATAGCCGCTATCACAAGCATAAGTAACGCTATGGTTTCCTCTACGCTCATGGGCGTTCCCTCCTTTCGGAGTTGGCCGCCGCCCTTGCTTGCTTTTGTTATAGCATACTCGATTAAGTATGTCAAGCCCCAATTTTACTTTTTTCAAAATATTTTTTCGCCACCCCAAAGCTTACCCTTTTCCCCGCTTTAATTTAATTATTATATCTGGATTATTCCAGCTTTTTTCTTTCCCAGAGATTAAGCACTCCACGGCCGCAAGCACCACGTATTCTACACCGCTGTTCCTCACCGCGTCGCATTATTACAATGCGGCGCTTTCTTTTTGCTTATCATGTATTTATTATCGTTATTCGATATTGACAAACGTTCGTTTATTGAATATTATAGAGATTAGATAAATGTTGATTTCCGAACTTTTGGAGGTGGTTTTGATGCCCGGAAACGAAAATTCAGGCGCTGGTATCCCTTTCCGCATGCCGGAGAAAGAACTGAATGCCGCTATCAAGAAGTACAAGCAGGATTTGGCGGAGGAGCGATTCCCTAGGGCTTCGTGGCCGCATTTCTGTGCTACACTTGGCTATACGGAAGCGGAAGTAAAGGAATGCATGGAACGTGGGCAGGACAGGAAAAGCGCATACTATGATAGGGCGGTGGCGCTTAAAAGGATGGCTACATGGGTTCGCGGCCAGATTCTCAGCGGGTCGGGCTGGTCTGGGCAGGTGCAATCCAAGGGCATATTTGCCCTTAAGCAGGATGTGGGCGATGGCATCAGTTACACCGATAGGGAAGTAGGCACGGCAAGCCCGACGAAGATCAATATTCAGTTTGGTGGGGATGATCCACGGGGCAAGAAGGCCGGGAAATAGTGAACGCCACAAAAAGTAGATTTTGTTGCGTTCGTTTTCTCCGAAATGTTTGGAAATTGCATATGTAATCCGGAAAGTACGAACATTTCAATGATAATTGCAATTGGTGTATTCCAGCCGTGGACAATTGGGGTATAAATGCTATTGGCTGTTGTGCCGCTGGTGGTGCTGCCCTGGCTGGGCAATAACTCCCCTGGCTGGTTGAAATATAGGCCAGCACCGACGGGCTATCCTTCGAGCCACCCACCCCCCGGGGGGATAGCGGGGAAGGGGGTGGGGTCATTCGATAAGGTATAGATATATGCGACACACCCTCTCTTCCCATTTCCTGGTTTCCGACCGTTTTCTTCTTCCCTGCAAAATTCAAACATCAATGCGGCAATAGTAAGATTAATAATATACTTAAAGCCTATATCTAAGATAAAGACTGGTATATACTTTATAGCTTATATAGCTTATATATAACCTATAGCTTTAATATTAATATTACAGCTTATATATAATATATAATATATATACTATACGCAGCAACGAATTTTGAGACTGCCCCGGGAGGGGGTAGAGGGGAAACGGGCGGGGTGGTTTTGAAAAGGCGGTCATAAAAAATAAAAAAATGCTGGTGTAGCTCAACAGGCGGAGCGGCGTCGTGATAAGGCGCAGGGAGCTGGTTCGACCCCAGCCACCAGCACCAAATACGGGACAGTAAGCATAACAGGTACTGCGGCGGATTGCTAATCCGTTCACCGGTGGATTCCGGTGTGCAGGTTCGAGTCCTGCCTGTTCCGCCAGAAGAAAGGGAGACAATCGTGCGAGTAGATGAACGAGGTTTTTTATATTGCCCGGTGTGTGGGTGCAGGACAAAGACCAGGGTGCTTTCCTCCACAGAGCTGAGACGGTTCCCGCTGTTCTGCGGGAGATGCAAGAACGAAAGCGTAATTGAATACAGCGGAAAAAGCCAGAGCCATGAGCCAGAGCGAACGCTTGTAAAGAGCGTTGGTTCTGGCTTTTTGTTTTCCGGAAAGGACAGATAATGGCGGCAAAAAAGGCGGCTGAGAGCGCTGTAGAAGTGAATATCGGGTCGCCCAATTCGGAGCCGCAGTGGAAGTTTTTCCTGAGCACGGCCAAGTACACCTGCTACGGCGGGGCAAGAGGCGGCGGCAAGTCCTGGTCAGTGGTGCGCAAGGCGGCGCTGGGGTCTTACACCTACCCGGGAATCCGGATACTGATTCTCCGGCGGGAATACGGGGACATGGAGGGAACGCTCATTGACCCCATGCTGAAAATCCTGGCGCCGGGTACGTTCAACTACAACAAGTCCGACCACGTCATTACCTTTGCCAACGGGTCAAAGATCAAGTTCGGCAACATGCCCGGCTACGGCGCGGCGGTGCAGGGCAAATACCAGGGTCAGGAATACGAGTGGCTGTTCATCGACGAGGCGACCCAGTTCCTGGAAAGCGAGTTCCGGGGGCTGGCGGGTATCGTCCGTGGTGCGAACAGGATACCCAAGCGGATTTACCTGACCTGCAACCCCGGCGGGCCCGGCCACTTCTGGGTGAAGCGGCTGTTCATAGACCGGCAGTTCAAGACCGGGGAAAACCCGAAGGACTATGTTTTCATCCCCGCCACGGTGGACGACAACAAAGACCTGATGGAAGCGAACCCGGACTACGTCAAGCAGCTGGAGCTGTTGCCCGAGGACGTCCGGCGGGCGCATCGATACGGCGACTGGAACGCCCTGGCAGGGGTGTACTTCGACGAGTTTACCGACGGCATCCATACCTGCAAGCCCTTCCCCCTGAAGCCGAACTGGCAGCGCTACCGTGCCATGGACTACGGCCTCGATATGTTCTTCTGCATCTGGGTTGCGGTGGACGAAACCGGAAGGTGCTACGTCTACCGGCAGTTTGCCCAAAGCAACATGGTGGTTTCCGACGCGGCGAGAAAGCAGCTGGAACTGACCCGCCCGGATGAGAATATTGACTTTACCATTTCCCCGCCGGATATGTGGGCGCGGAGCCGGGAGACGGGCAAGACCCAGGCGGCTACCTTCGCCGAAAACGGGGTGGGGTTGGTCAAGGCAGATAATAACCGGAAGCAGGGCTGGTACGCCCTGAAGGAGCTTTTCAAGCTCCGGGAGGACGGAAAGCCGGGGCTTATCATCTTCGACACCTGCGGCAGCCTGATCGAGTGCATCAAGTGTTTGCAGCACGACAAGACAGACCCCAACGACGTCAGCAAGAACCCCCATGAGCTGACCCACGGCCCCGACGCTTTGAGATACTTCGCCCAGACCTACGTCCTCCCCGGAGAACAGGAGCGGGAGGAAACCGAGGACGACGAGGAAGAGGGAGGCATGGACTATCAGACGGCCATGTGCGGCAGCGGCCTGAGCCGGAGCTACATCATGGGGTGAATCAGAAATTTGCGCCCTACCACAGGCGTGAATATACGGCCTACCAGAGCCGAAAACGAAAGGAGAACACACAATGGAAGAAACGATGGACAGCGGCTACCAGGACTTTGTGGCGGCTTTTGACGGGGACGGCAACCAGACCGTGACCGACCAGGAAACCGGCGCACAGACCGAGGAGCAGGCTGACACGGAACAGGAAACCACCGCGGCCGATGAGGGAGCGGAAAAACCTGACGGGGGAACCGGAGAAGATACCGGCGGGGAAGTCGACGCCCCGGAGGAATCGGACAAGCCGGATGCCGAGCAGACCTTCACCATCAAGGTCAACAAGGAGGAGCGAACCGTCGGCCTTGCCGAAATGACCGCCCTTGCCCAGAAGGGTGCGGATTACGACCGGGTCAAGGAGCGTGCCCAGCAGACCATTCAGGAGCTGAGAACCCAGCTGGACGGCCAGAAGGACGTGATGGAGATCATGACCACCCTGGCGGAAAAAACCGGAACTCCCCTGAACGAGCTGGCGGAAATGCTGTATGTCAGCTACCGGAAGGGCGAGGGACGCACGGAGACGGAGGCGAAGCTGGAGCTTCAGAACGCCCGTCTGCAAAAGGGTCTGGACGCGGTCAACGCGGAGAAGGACAAGCAGAAGGAGGTGGAGGAAAGCAGCCAGAATCGGGCACAGCGGGAGGTGGACGAGTTCCGCCGGAGCTATCCGGAGGTGGAGTTCACGGACGAGCTTGTGAACAAGCTGACCCCCGATGTACAGGCCGGTATGACCCTCCTGAGCGCCTACCAGAAGTACGAGGCCGCCCAGAAGGAAGCCAGAATCGCCGAGCTGGAACGTCAGCTGGCAGCCGAGAAGAAGAACCGGGAAAACCGCTCAAGTTCCCCCGGAAGCCAGAAGGATTCCGGCGGACAGAGAGGAAAGAGCGATTTTGACGACTTCATGTCGGCATTCGCATAAACAGAATAAACAAACAGGAGCCAAGAGCCGAAGCTGATCCCAACGGGACAGCCGCGGCTCATTTTTTGATTTAAGGAGGAAATTTATGAGCGCAACCATTCATTTTGACGAAAAGTACAAGGCTGCCCTGATGGAGGGCTTCGACAAGGCCTCCGAGACCGACGGTCTCTTTGACCACAGCCTGGACATGGAGTTTTCCGGCGTGAAGACCGTCCATGTCAAGAGCCTGAGAACCGAACCCCTTCAGGATTACGACCGCACCAAGGGCGTGGGTACCGGCAGCCGGTACGGCGACACCAAGGAAGTGGGCAACGAGGAGCAGACCTTCACCATGACCCAGGACAAGTCCCTGAGCCTGTCCGTAGATAAGGGCAACAACATGGAGGTCATGGACAAGCACAAGGTCGGTGCCATCATGAAGGCGGAGCGGGAGGAGCACATCATCCCCGAGGTGGACACCTACCGCCTGAAGAAGTGGGCGGAAAACGCCGGTATGCACGAGGAGCTGACCGCGACTCCCACCACCGACACCATTATCGGCTACATCATCAAGGCGCGGAACAAGCAGCGGGACAAGGGCGTCAAGGGCGACGTAAGTCTGCTGATTCCCTACGAGTATCTGGACACCCTCCAGCTGGCGAAGCAGTGGGTCAACCTGGATTCCCTGGGCGGCAAGACCCTGCCCAAGGGCACCGTGGGTCAGATCTCCGGCATGAACGTCCTGCCCATGTCCAACGACCGGATGCCCGCCAACGTGGTGTTCATGATCCTGCACAAGAAGTCCGTCATCTCCCCCATGAAGATCAAGGATTTCAAGGGTCACGTCGATCCTCCCGGCCTGTCCGGCGATCTGATCGAGTTCCGTATGATGTACGACGCCTTTGTCCTGGGCAAGAAGGCCGACGGCGTTCTTGTGGCCTGCGCCCCCAGCACCGTGGTGAAAACTCCCACCATCACCATGAGCGGCAAGGCTGCCACCATTGAGACCACCACCAGCGGCGCCACCGTCTACTACACCACCGACGGCTCTGACCCCCGGTATTCCGTGGAGGCCAAGGCTTACACCGCCGCCGTCACCCTGACCAGCGGCGACCGCCTGCGGGCTTATGCGGCAAAGGCCGGTATGTTCAACTCCGCCGTCGCGGCGAAGGATCAGGCCTGATTTATGAGGGGCGGGAAACCGCCCCTTCCCCAGTGAGGAGGACACAATGACAATTCTCATGATTCTGAATATTCTCGTGGCCTGCCTTGTTCTGGGCGCGGTCGTTGTCTCCGACCGGCGCAGACGGGCGCACTACCGGGAGGAAGCCGAAAGCCTCCGAAAGCTGAGCCGCCGGGTCGGCGTTCTGGAACAGGGGCTTGTCCCGGACTATGAGGCGGCAAAGGAGGCGGTCAAGTCTGTGAATGATTTTAACATGGGCATTTCCGGGATTCTGGGTTTTGACCCCCTGGAGGCGGCGAAGAAAAGCCGTCAGGCCGAGCGGATGGGCGGTGAAGCCGAATAATGAGCGGAAAACAGAAGATTCCCACCAACGAGGAAATCCAGAAGCGCTACGAAAAGGCCTACGGATTCAACCAGCAGATCGGCCTGTATGACACGGTGAAGGTCAACGAGGACTTCTTCATAGGAAATCAATGGGAGGGCGTGGAGAGCAACGGCCTGCCTACCCCCACCTACAACATGTTCAAGCGGATCATCAACTTCCAGGTGTCCACCATTACCTCAGACAACATGACCATTCAGGTGACGCCCCTGCCCTCCACCTCCCGGTATACCCAGAGAGAGCTGGAAGGCTTCGCCGAGATCATCAACCACCAGTTTGCCGCCATTATCGAGCGCAACCGGATCGTGGCCAAGAACCGGGAGTTTCTGCGCAACGCCGCCGTTACCGGCGACGGCTGTATGCACTTCTACTTTGACCCCACCATCGAAAACGGTCAGGACGTGAAGGGCGAGATCGTGGCGGAGATTGTGGACAACCTCCGGGTACTGTTCGGCAATCCCAATTGCCGGGATGTCCAGCGTCAGCCCTGGATCATCCTTGTCCGCCGGGAGCTGGTGGAGGACGTCCGATGGCGGACGGAGGAGCTGAAAAAGGCCGGGCAGTGCGGCATTGACGACCCGGACAGCATTACGGCGGATTCCGATAAGTTCCAGAACAAATATGACAGCTACACCGACGACAAGGTGACGGTGCTGACCTACTATTTCCGGAACCGGGACACCCGCACCATCTGGTGCATGGAAAGCACGGAGAAGGGGATTCTTCGGAAGGCCTATGACACTGGTTACAGCCTGTATCCGCTGATCTGGATTAACTGGGACTATATCCGTGACTGCTACCACGGTCAGGCGCTGGTCACCGGAATGCTGCCCAACCAGAAGTTTATCAACAAAATGTTCGCCCTTGTTGGTATCTCCCTTCTGACCACAGCGTTCCCCAAGGTGGTCTATGACCGGAACAAGATCAAGCGCTGGGACGGCAGCGTGGGAACGGCCATCGGCATTTCCGGAGACGTGAACAATGTGGCGAAGATCATCGACGGCGCGTCCGTCAGCCCCCAGATTGCCCAGTTTATCGAGCTGAGCTTTGACAAGACCCACTCTCTGCTGGGCGCGTCTGACGTGGCCATGGGCGACGCCCGGATTGAGACCACAAGTGCGATCATCGCCTTGCAGCGGGCGGCCAACACCCCCATGGAGCTGACCAAGCAGAACGACTACCAGTGCATGGAGGAAGCGGGAAGAATCTGGCTTGACATGATGGCGGCGAAGTACGGCACCCGCATGGTGGAGACTTCCCTGGACATGGACAAGCCCGGTGAGCAGCCCCTGGGAATGCAGCTGCCCAAGCAGACCTTTATGCGGCCGTTCGATTTCGGCGTTTTGAGGGAGCTGCAAATGTCCATTAAGCAGGACGTGGGCGCCTGTTCCTACTGGTCGGAAATGGCCTCCATGCAGACGCTGGACAATCTTCTCATGAACCATCTGATTACGCCGAAGCAGTACATTGAACGGCTCCCCAACGGTTATATCACCAAGAAGCAGGAGCTTCTGGACGATTTTGAAGCGGCGGCCATGGTCGGCGCTCCCGCCGGGAATCCGGGAACGGGAATGAGCGTCCAGACCACGTCGGAGGATATGCCCGTCAATGGCGGCGGCGGAAACGGAGCGCTGCAAAGGGCGCTGAACAGGGAGGGAGCATAAATGGCAAAGATACCGGAACTGACCGCCGACGTGGAGGTCATCCAGAAGCTGGGCAGACGCCCCAATACGGATGACGGCCTTACCGAGGCGGGATTCAAGGCAAAGTTCGACGAGGCGGGAATCGCCATCAAGAAGTTCATAAACGAAAAGGTCGTTCCCGCCATCAACGACTATGTCGTCAGCACAGACGGCCTTCTGGACAGAACGGGCGGCACCATGACCGGGGATATCGCCATGAGCGGGAATAAGGTCACGGGGCTGGGAACTCCTTCGGACAATGCCGACGCGGCGAACAAGAGCTACGTTGACACGGCTCTGAACGGCGTCAAAACGGTTTCCGTCTCCGCAACACTGACCGTTGCCGGGTGGACTGGCAGTGCGCCGTATGTCCAGTCTGTGACCATCACAGGCCTGACGGACGCAAAGAAAGCTATGGCCTATCCGGTGTACGGGAGCGACACGCCTACCAATGTCGTGCTGAAAGAGGCCTGCGGCATGGTTAGCTTCGCTTCCCGGTCAAGCAGTACGCTGACGTTCACCTGCCTTGAGGACAAACCCACGGTGAATATTCCGATTACGGTGGAGGTGTACGTATGAGCATTGCAGTGCCTTTGTATGGATTTGGTGCCAGCGGCGGAAGCCCCAACAAATCGACAATAATTGTGACTGCCCCTACAGGCTCCACTGTAACCTGCAAGATGGGGTCTACCACGAAGACGGCCACTGAGAAAAATGGTGTCTGGACATTCGGTGGGCTTGACCTGGGTACGTGGACGATTACATCCACGAAGGGCGGAGACAGCGCAACTCAGGATGTCGTCATTACCCGTCTGACCGTGGAGTACGTCACAATCGTATATCGAATTACCCCGGAGTTTACCTACACCGGAGATTATGAGATTGTTGATGACAGCGATAATCCTATTTCGGATTTCGCAAATTGGAAGAACAACTGGAAGATTAGATTTTTAACCTCTGGTACATTGACGTTTACCAAGTTAAATGGCTGGAATGGCCAATTAGACGTCTTCCTTGTTGGGGGAGGAGGAGCTGGCGGTAATGGTATCTGGGATAGCGGATATGTCCAGCCCGATCGGCGAGGTGGAGGGGCAGGAGCCGGATACACCACAACAAAAACAGGTGTTTCGGTGACTATAAACACACCATATTCTATCAATATCGGTGCCGGTGCGGCAGCCCCATGGACAGACCCAAAAGAAAACGGAAGCGCCGGCGGAGACACATCTGCCTTTTCATTTACGGCAAAAGGAGGCGGAGCGCCCCAAAGCGGTTCCGGCGGAAATGGCGGTTCTGGTGGTGGAAATGAGGGTCATGAGGGTGCCACCAATGGTGGCGGCGGAACAAATGCCGGAGCTGGCCAAGGCACCACCACAAGAGAATTTGGAGAGAGCACAGGTAAGCTGTATGCCACTGGCGGCAGCGGGGTCTCTAAGAAGAATGGGCAAGCAAACACTGGCGACGGTGGTAGCGGAGGAAAATATAGTGAAACCTCTAATGGGACTGCTCCGAGCGGTGGCTCCGGCGGTTCCGGCATCGCCATCATCCGCAATGCAAGGGGGGCTGCATAATGGCAAAATCAATGGCACTCATCGAAAACGGCATCATTGTCAATATTCTATGGTGTTCCGACTCTGAACCGGAGACGGCATCCCTCATCAATCCCACAGACCGCCCCGTAGCTATCGGCGATACCTACAGCGATGGAAAATTCTATCGGGACGGGATGGAAATCCTCACCCCGCTGGAAGAAGCACAGAAGAAGAATATCGAATATGAGTCTGCGTTGACTGAAATTGAAACCGCTCTGGGGGTGAATAACACGTGACCATTGAAGAAAGAAAACAGAGAATCCTTGCGAAAATCGCGGAAATGAAGGCCGAGGGCGCGGACATGCAGAACGCCCTGACAATCCTGGAGGTGAAGCCGGATGAAGAAGTGGAGTAACGGAGCCAAAAAGCGGCTGGTGGAAATCCGCGCCGCTGAGGACGGGGAGCAGGATATGCGTGCCATCGCCGCGAGTATCTCAAAGCTGCCCCCCGGTCAGCTGAAAAAAGTCCTCACCGACGACATCATTGCCATTCTGGCGAAGTATGGGGTGGTGATTGCGTGACCGTCAAACAAATTCAGTGCCTGTTGACCTATCTGGGCTATTCCCCCGGCACGATTGACGGCATTGAGGGCAGGAACACCCAAGGGGCTATCCGGGCGTTTCAGGCCGACTATGGGCTTACCGTGGACGGGATTCCGGGTGCGGCTACCCAGAAAATGCTGATTGGTGCCATCGCCGGGACGGCGGTAAAGGTGGAGAAGCCGGAGAGCAGCGACGCGCCGAAAACCGGGACGTTCTGGGATGATATCAAGTATTTCACCCGGGAGGAATTCCGGTGCCCCTGCGGCCGCTGCGGCGGATTCCCGGTAGAGCCGCAGGAGTCCATGGTACGCACTGTGGACGAAATCAGACGGCGGCTGGGTATCCCCATCTCTATCGTGGACGGCGGCGGCTCCGGCGTCCGGTGTGCGGCGCACAATGCCGAGGTCGGCGGCGTGTCCAATTCCCAGCATTTGTATGGGCTGGCGGCCGACCTGCACAGCGCAGCAAGTCCGGCGCAGATGAAAGCCGTGGCGGAGGATGTCATGGGGCGCACTGGCGGCATCGGGCTTTACGACTGGGGGATTCACGTGGACACCCGGCAGGGCTATGCCCGGTGGAAAGGATAAGGAAGGAGATGCCAATGGAAGAAGCTGAGATCACTAAGTGGATTTCCGCTGTAGAGCAGCGGGGGAAATCCAACTCTCACCGGCTGGACGCTCTGGAAAAGCAAACGGAAGCGCTGAACACGCTGGCAACGTCTGTTGCGGTGATGGCTGAACGTGTGGAAGTTACCGGGGTTAAGGTTGACGGCCTTTGTGCGGACGTGCAGGAGCTGAAATCCGAACCCGGCAAGCGGTGGAAGGGCGTTGTGGAAAAGGTCATCTACATCGTTGTGGCCGCTGTTGTAGGGTTTATTCTTGCCCGGCTTGGGCTGGGCTGATTTTTAAGGAGGAAACAAAAAATGATTATCACAGGAATGGATCACTTTCAGAGTGTGTGCAAGCGAAAGCTCGTGGAGCATTACAATGCCACAACGGGAGAGTCCACGCAAATCGACCTCAGCAATGTATTTGTAGTTTGGGCGTGCAAGACGTTGCAGAACTACAAAGCGTTGCTTTCGACTACCGTTTCCGGCGATGGTGTGTATGTGGAATATACATACAACGGAGACAAGCAGGAACTCTACGAGGACTTCTACATCAAATCCACAAATCGGAAAATTGTGGAAGAATAAGGAGGAAAACAAAATGATTAACTGGATTGTCCGCATCAAGAACAAAAATTTCTGGCTGGCCGCGATTCCTGCGCTGCTTCTGCTGGTGCAGACGGTAGCTGCCCTGTTCGGCTTTACGCTGGACTTGGGAGAGATCGGCGACAAGCTGCTGGCCGTGGTGAACGCCGTGTTTGCCCTGCTGGTGATTCTGGGCGTGGTCAATGATCCTACCACCGCCGGTATCTCTGACAGCAAACAGGCAAGAACTTACAGTTTCCCAAAGGAGGACTGATGTGATAAGTGGATAAAGTCCGATGGAATCGGGTAATTCTGGATGAGTTCTGTTCTCTGGCGATTCTTACGCCGTTGGAGGAAAAGATCATCCGCACCCGAGCCGCCGGATGGAGCCAGACAAAACAGTGCCACAAGTTTTGTGTGTCCCAAGCCACTGTCACAAGAACGGTTAAAAAGTTGCGGATGGAATACGAATTGTGCAGAAAGTACAGTGACAAGCTCCCTGAAAATCTGAAATTCTGATTCTGCGTGACGATTTATTGACGATTTATTGACGAAATCCCGACGAGTAGATGATGATTCTACCGTCGGGATTTTTGTTATTCTATAGGTAGGAGGTGGCCACCTCCTAATATTTTGAAGGAGGACTTCTAAACTATGGAAGTAGAAAAGGATTATGCAAGCAAAGGCGTAGCCGGTGCCGGTCTTGGTACGGGTATTGCCGGTCTGGCGCTGGGCGTGATGAACGCTGCGGGCGGTCTGGGCGCTCTGGCTCTCGGCAACCGCAATGCCGTTCCCACCGCTCCCGTTATGCCCGCCATGCCCTATGGAGCTGGCTATGGCTGGGGCGGGTGCAGCGAGAACATGCCCGTTAGCCGGTATGAACTGGATCGTGAGCAGCAGCTCGCCGCCAAGGATGCCGAAATCGCGCTGTTGAAGGCAAACACCTACAACGATCAGAAATCCCTTGAGATGTACGCCTACATTGACGGGCAGTTGAAGGACATTCGCAAGACCCTGTGCGATCAGGCTGTACACAATCAGCGAACTGAGGACAGCTTCGCGCTGGTTCGTCAGGATGTGGAATGCGTTCGTTCCGAACTGTCCAAGGACATCAAGATCGAGGCAGAGCGGCGCTGCTGCGCTGACAATTCCATCGTGACTTACGCCAACGCGACCTTCTATCCGAAGCAGGTTGCCGACGTGACCACCGGAACCGGCACCACGGCACAGACGCTGTACAACCCCCTGCCCAAGTGCGGCGGGTGCTGCAACGGTTGATTCCCGACAATTGGGGCGGCAGCCGCCGCCCCATACTTTCAAGGAGGTAATTTATGATTCCTATGGAAAACGTGCAGGCAGGGCTTGCAAGATTCATTGACAGAAGCATTGCTCCTAGTCTTTCCGGCTGGGACAGAGTTCTGGTTGCCGGGGCTGGGGGGCTGCTTACCGCAAATTTCCCGAAGATTATTGCCCAGTACGCAGATCACCCCATGGTAAAGGCGCTGGGCGTTTACGATATGGAGCATGGCACGGTGGACGTTGACGCCCTGTACAACGCCGCAAAGCCATACATGGGGACAGAGGCGCTGCCCGTGAAAATCCCCGGAATCGGGCTTACGCTCAAGCTGGGAAAGCAAGATATTGATACGCTGTATGCGTACATTCAGGAGGGCATCAGATGAAAGAAATCAAACTGCTGATGGAGCACATTGAGGACGAGCTGGAAGACGCGCACACCTACGCAGAGCTGGCCGTGGAATACAAGCACGACGACCCGGAGCTGGCAGACCTGTTTTACAGGCTGAGCGGCGAGGAAATGAACCACATGAACGCCCTGCACAAGGCCGTTGTTTCCCACATCGAGGAATACCGCAAGCAGAAGGGCGAGCCGCCTGCGGCCATGATGGCCGTCTATGAGTACCTGCACAAGCGGGATATTGAGCGGGCGGAGAATGTCGGAGTGGTACAGGGGATGTACAAGCGGTAAGCGTGGCAAATTTCGTGTCAAATGGCGTGTCAAATTTGCATCCAAAAACTGTATTATGGGCGCCAAAAATCTATAGTTCATAAAAATATTTTACCACGGAAAAGTTCGGAGTTCTCAAAATAAAGCGGTAAAACCAATGAAAACACCCTAGAAACAAGTTCTAGGGTGTTTTCTGTCATGGTGACCCGTACGGGAATCGAACCCGCGGTTAAAACTCCAAAAAGCGTTGGTATACAATGCTTTTTTAAAATCCGTGTCAAATGGCGTGTCAAATTTGCGCTTTTTTATCCGCATTTGACACAAAGAAGTTCCGAAAATCCTGCGCCCGTTTTGCAATGTCTTTCTGTGCCAGATGTGTATATATTTTGTGCATCGTCCCGTCATCTGCCCACCCGCCGATTTCCATTGCTATCTTTTCCGGTATCTGGAGGTGATAAGCCAGAGACGCGAAGCTGTGCCGCAATCCGTGGTTCCCGACTTTCGGCAGGCCGTTGGCGGAACAAATCTCGTTTATCCTTGTGCATATCCACCCGCCGGTCAGGTTGACGACATAACCTTCCTTGTTATCAACTGCCTTTAGTGCTTCCATTAGCGGCTCAATAATCGGCACCGTGCGCCGGGAGGAATCGTTTTTGTTCTGCTTCTTGTGAACCAGCTTGCCGCCGTCCCCGGCAACTCTTGCCCCGTGGACATATATTATTTCGTTCTTGAAGTCGACCTTGTCCCACGTCAGCGCCAGCATCTCAGACCTGCGCAAGCTGGATAATTCCAGCAGGGCGGCAATTTCTATCGATTCCCCTTTTATGGCTTGCAGGAACACCGGTATCTGATCCGGATCAAGGTACGGCTTTTCGTTGTGTTCCTTTTCCGGCAGGGTCACCCGCGGCCTGCGTCCGGTTTCCTCGAATATCGCTGCGGAAATCAGCATCCACACATTTTTAATATATTTCGGGGACAGTGATTTTGCTTCCCTGCGGATGGCGGCTTGCCACTGTTCGTCCGTGGTGGTGTACACGTCGGCCCCCATCATGCTTTGGAAGCGCTGCTTGCGGTAGGATTCATACGCATAAATCGTTGACGGTGACTTGAACCCCTTCCGGGTCGAAATGTATTTGTCGAGAGCGTCCCCCAGCGGCACCCCGTGCTTCATGGGGGCGGCTTTCGCTTCAATGACCCCGTGCTTCATGGCGAGGTATTCCGCCGCGCATTCGTCGTAGGTGTCTTTCGTTATGGATACTGTGCGGCCGTCGATATAGATTCTTGTTCGCCATGACCCTGACGGGAGTTGTATTATAGCCGGGAGTTTTACCCCCGGCTCTTTTTTCTTTCTTCCCATAGCGTATCCCTCTTTTTTGATAATTTGCTTACAGTGAAGTGCAGAAGGCCGAACAGCAGTACAATAACAGCCGCCGCACCTGCCCATACGACCGGAGAAACATTATCAGACTGTATCAGCCCCTGGTCTGGCGCTTGGCTATCCAGAGCCACATAGATTGCCAACACAAATGTCAGCGTAATGCAAACGCCGCACAGCCCGTACACAAGGATTTTGTATGAGCTGCGGACATTCTTTATTTCTTCATTTTGTTTGCCGATGCGGTCATCTCTGGCCGCGACACCAGCCTCCATAATGCGGCTCCTGTCCAGTAAGCGGTCTATCGCCGCGCCCTTCTCGGCAATTATCTCGTCCTTGTATGCTATCTCCTGCCGGAGCTGGTCTATTTCCGCCTGATCTCCGCTTGGGTGAACACCTGCAACGGAATCCATTGACACGCCCATAGCGGCGCACAGCGCGGCGATATGGAAAAAGCCGGGGTTCGATACGGCACCGGAAAGAATCCGGCTTGTTGTGGCGATAGGAACGCCGGACACGTCAGAAAGCTGCTGATTCGTCAGATGGTTCCGGAATTTCTCGTCTTTCAGCCTTTCCGGGAGGGCATCGAAATTCGGCTGCATTTCCTCGATGAATGTTTGGCCTGTATTTGAATCCATAATTCGCCCTCCTATTAAATTTGATACGGGATTGTTCACATTTGATTCCGGCGGAATCAGATGTGTGGTTTACTTTCTATAGCTGAAAATGCTATGGTGATATTGCAACCGGCAAGGGACACACCATTCCGGCGGCAAAGCCCCGTCACCTTGTGGCACGGGTGGCGGGGCGTATAGCCCTAACGAATACGTAATTCGCGGTGAAAGTATTGAAGGGAACTGCATGAACGGATCATGTCATAATGCTTGTTATCCGGATACTTCACGGCATTCCTGTACGCAATCAGGAATTTCCGCATTCCGTTGGTGATCAGTGCATCTTTCCCTTTCAATATATTGAATTCTTCCTGCTCGATGGTCGGTGTGCTTGAATTGATAAACCGCCATTCGGAGATGACGACGGCTTTTGAATAATCCAGCCCAGCTTCGCCAACGGTAAAGAATGCCCACTTGTGGGGAATATGGTGGCGAAAAGGAATTGCGAATGTAACGCCGTCAACTTTAACCGCCAAACAGACATACGGCCTTGTCTGCTTTATCAGAATCTCTTCACAGCCGCGATACCTTTCGTAGAAGACCGGGGACAGGGTGATCAGCTTCATCTATCTCTCTCCTAAAAAAGACGCCCCCTGTCGAAACAGAGGGCGTGAAAATCAATTGAGCTTTCTTTTGATTATGCTGCTCGCGCTCTACGAGCAAATCATCAATTGAGCTTTCTTTTTCCCGCAGAAGCCTCGCTCTAAGGCTTCATCATCGTGGAATTATCCACACCCTCATTATAAAGCCTGAATATTCAGTTGTCAACCACTTTTAAAAATTTTTTTGAATCAGAATTCAATTGTCATCTTCATTCAAGATAATACCACGTTCGACATATAATTTCAATGAAAAGAAAAATTTTTGTGCAAATTTCTAATAAGTCCAGTTTATTGGACACATGACGTGCTATTATACGCTACGTAATCAAACAAATGTTTATAAATACATAATGGAGGGACAAAATATGGAGGGAAGAGAAGAACTGAAACGGCTTATATCGGAAATGAACGAGGCGCAATTTGAATGGTTCATTTCTCAAATGCGGCGTGTGCTATCTGAAGAAGCCGCCGCACCTGATCGTCAGAAATCGAATCGACTAGATCATGCATAGCTTTCCTATCTTCGGACAGCTCCCCTCTGGGGGGCTGTTCTTTTTTGTCGGCGCTGTCCCAACCCATAAGGAATGATGTCGTTACGCCGATTGCGCTTGCAATTTTTTCGAGTCGATCAATCGGAATCTTCTCTGTCTGCCCGGTAGCATACCGCTGTAAAGCAGACTTTGGAATACCTGTTTTATCCGATAAATCACCATAGGAGATATCCTTGCAAGTTATCGTTTCTAGGATTCTCTTTGAAATATCGCTCATAATGGCACCTACCTTCTGCGTATAGAATAACACGGTTATCCCAAAATTGCAATACCGGAACAAAAAATTTTTTAAAATTGTCCCAATTTTGGGTTGACAAATGAAAAGAAGCGTGATAGTATAAAGGCGTCCCAAAAATGAGACGGAAGGAGGGCAAAGCATGTCGACGAACAAGTTAAAAGGGAAGATTGTAGAAGCGGGATTTACTCAGCGGTCTCTGGCTCTGGAAATCGGTATGTCCAAAAACACATTGAATTCCAAGGTGAACGGGAAGATTCCGTTTAACACTATCGAGATAGAGGCTATATGCGAGAAGCTAGGCATCACCGACCCGGCAGAAAAGGCACTTATTTTTTTACACTAATCGTCCCAAAAATGGGAAAAGCCTAGAAGGGGGTGAGGAAAGATGCATTGGTTGATTGTTACGATTTTAACGCCATTAGTCGTTGGCGCGATTCAGGCCAACCTTACTTGGTTTCAGACAAAGGACGACTTAAGAAAGTGGATGGAGGTATATCGTGGTTACCGTAATTCTTGAAATCATCATATCGCTTTATATGCTGCCGGAGATATTGCTGAACTATTTCTATTTTAAAGATAGAAAAGAGGCCGCCGACAGAGCGCGAACGTGGGCTTGGGTTATCGGAGCGCTCACACTGGCGCTGTTACTTACAAAAGCCAACAGTTATCTTATCCAGCAGGGAATCTAATTTCTGCTTATCCGGCTTTTCAAAAGCGCCTGTCCGGTCGATCTCTTTTCTGACGGCTTTCAGCGTTTCCACACATTCGGCATTGCCCACGGCGGCCAATCGGTTAATCGCGGATATGGCGGCATTTTTGGTGTTGACGTCGGGCGCTTCGGAGAATGCCGCAATGGCATTCAGCATTTCGCCATACTTCTCGGTGACTTCGCGGTCATGGGCAATGGCTGCATCCTCGGCACGAAGCTTGTCCGCGTGTTCCATCTCCATCTTAAATTTGGCCAGTTCCGATTTTGTCTTATGCTTGTTTGTATAAAACGAGATGATGGCGGTGGTGATAGAAATAACGCCCGCGATTAGAGCGCAGACAACTTCGACAGGGATATAAACGTTCCAGATTTCCATATAGCGGTTTCTCCCTTCAATTTTTTAGGCGAAAGGTGGTGAGACGATGACGGAAAAGATATTCCACGCGACAATTGGGAATAGCACCGTAGAAAAGCTCGACCCGGAGGCATTGGAGTTTTCGGCATGGATTCTGCACGATCTGGGCTGGCTCACGCAGCAGGGAATGCTGGAAGAAGCCCTGAGCCGAATCAAATGGTACGCAGAGCTTAATCAGGAAGCATTCCTCAAGGCCTGCTCCAATGGATTGACGGTGATCCTGAATGGACACAGGGAACCGAAGGGGGCAGAGGAACAGTTCAAAACCGCTGTTAACGAGATCATTTCCAATGCGTCTTCGTCTTAGCGGAAGGTGAATCTTAATGGGACAAGCCTAGAAGGAGGTGAGACGATGGACAAGCCCTCATTTCCAAGAGGCCACGATCCGGCAAATATGGCTCCAAATTACGGGGACCACTTTGAGCAGGGACGGCGTTATAAGCCCAAGGGCATATCCGAGAAAAACAAGAAACACCTGAAAGACACGGTCGCTGTGCTTATCGGCTTTCTGCTCGGCCTTGTCACGCGCTTTTTCCTGGGACTGCTGCTGTAGCGAAAGCTGTTCTTGCCGGTGGGCATCTAACGTGCGCTGACCTTCCTGGCTCAGCTCGTAGTATCCATCCTCTATGTACGCCCGTGGCTGGGTAAGGGAGGATTCGTCCAGATAGCGGAGTATCTCCTGTTCCTTCTCTGTCAGGTTCTGGTACAGAAGACCGCTTTCCAGACGCTCCATGAGGGCGTATTGCTCAGAAGTGTAATCCATAGCGATCATCCTTTTTCGTCAGTTTCACAACCATCATACCACAGCCAAAGCAAAAATCAACAAATTTTGAAAAATTTATGAACAGAAAGGAGTTGAACCCAATGCCCAGAATCCGGCAATATGCCGAGCGCTACGCAGCGGAGGACTTTTGGAAGGAAATCGACCGCTGCTGTCCCCTGGCGGGGATTCAGAGCGATAATGCGTCGGCGCTTGGGAAAAGAATCGGCGAGGGGTACCAAAACCTGCTGAACTACCAGAAAGGAAAAACCGAAATGCGGGTAAGCGTCCTTCGGAAGCTGGTGACCACCCTCCACCCAAACCCGGCGGTGATCCTGAAAACCCTGGGGTACTCTGAGAAGGAGATACGGGAATTCGCAAGGGAATGGCAGTGATTTGAAATCTACGGCAGAATGCCGAACTTTTGAAAGGAGTTATTTATGGCGAAATACAAAGTGGGGGATAAGGTGCGGATTGTGAGTGAGCGGCCAAAAGATTGGTGCTACGCTGACGACATGGGAAAATACCTCGGTAAAACATTGACCATAAACATGGTGAAGTGGCATCCGTACTTAGGAACTTTATACTTTCTCGAGGGGGCAATCACTGAGCATGGTATTTGTGCTGGCTCCTCATGGGCATTCAAAGAAAGCTGGATTTCCGGCCTTGCAGAGCCTGAGCGGGAACCCTACACCGTGGAACTCCGCTTTGACGGGATGATTACCACGGCCACGCTGAAACGGGGCGGGCGGGACGTGAAGACCGCAGAAGCCCGGTGCAATCCGAAGGATACCTATAGTAGAGCGGAGGGCGCAAGGGTCGCCGTTGAGCGGCTTTTTGAGAAGAAGCGCAAGGAGGACAAGCCAAAGGAGAGCAAGCCGAAGATGGGGGACAAGTTCGTTGTCACGGTAAAAGACGGTACGTATGGTCATTGCTTCAATGTCGGTGAAATCGTTGTGTTGGTAAAGATCTTCAAGACCGGAAATTTCGGTTTGGTTAATGAAGATGGCATAACTCAAGTGCTTTCCCCGAGTGAGGTTCGCCCCTACAAGGAGAAATCCAAATGATGCCGAACGAGGTTGCCCAGCTTCGCACCATGGCGGAGATGAACCGCCGGTTGCGCCGGGAAAATGAGCATTTGCGGGAATTCCTTTTGCTGGAATCGAAGGAACGCACGGCGTTTGATGATGAGAACGTGGAGCTTTTCGCCGTAGTCCATAAAAACCACGACAGGAGGTGAACGATATGGCGAGCAGGAACAATCCCGTGGATGCCCGGTGGGAACCGGTGCCGGAGAACCGGAAGCCGTTCAATATCAAGGAATGTGTTTTCCGTGTTCTCCCCTATGCGGGGCTGAATCTGGTGCTTTTCTGGTGGCAGCAGGCCGATTTGCTGGCAGACAAGGCGGCAGTTCCCGCAATGTGGGTGTGCGCCATCCTGATG